AATGGTATTCATGACTTCATGCGAATCATTCAGACCATGGATGAGTTTGCATCTGTAGAATTTAATATTGAAGATATTGTTCGTTCTGGTCTCATTAGAAGTTACATCATCAGTAAAATTAATCTAGGATTTTAAATATGTTTGTCCACATTGAGAATACTCTAGGGTATTCAGATTTAGATAATGAGATTGTAGATGGAGTTAGGTACTATGTAACTCCATCTGGCAAACGTTTAAAGTCTGTAACCTCAGTAACTTCTGTCAAATCTAAATCAAGTATTTTAGAGTGGAGAAAAAAGGTAGGTGAGGAAGAAGCAAATAGAATCTCTACTAGAGCTGCTACTAGAGGTACTCACCTACATTCCATTATTGAAGACTACCTAAATAATAATCTCGTAGAAGAAGAACATAAATCTAAGGTTTTACCTTGGTTTATGTTTAAGAGCATGGTTAATGTTCTGAATAATATTTCTAACATCCATTTACTCGAAGGTGCATTGTATAGTGATGTACTTGAGTTAGCTGGAAGAGTTGATTGCATTGCAGAATACAATGGAGAACTTGCAATCATTGACTTTAAAACTTCTACGAAAGAGAAAAAACGTGAATGGATTGAACATTACTTTGCACAGACATGTGCATATGCAATGATGTATTATGAACGTACAGGAATCAAAGTCAAAAAACTTGTAGTCCTTATTTCATGTGAGGATGGAACGACTCAAGTTTTTGAAGAGTATGATATAATGAAGTACATGAAAGTATTTTTAGGGTATCTTCAAGAATGGAACAAAACGCAGAATGAGCAAAAACAAAAAACTTGATGAATTTTTAGATGGACAATTTTTAACTATGAGTAAATTTTCGATGGATGTCGAAATGGTTGTAAAAGATAGTAGAGGATCACTCAACTACATTGAAGCAATCATTTCTTATTGTGAGGACAATGAAATTGATTTAGAACTAGTACCAAAACTATTGTCTAAACCATTAAAAGAAAAAGTTAAGGCAGATGCACAGAAGATGAATTACATTCGTAAAACATCCGTAGCAAAACTACCTATTTAATATGGACGGGTACGAAACTTATAAAACATACTTATCATTGAAGTTGCACTTTTCAAAAGACAACTATGACTTTTTTAAGTTTAACGGCAAAACAAGATCCAACCCAGAGTCTTTTGAGAAGAGAAAAGATAAATACTTTTTCAAAAAAATATCATCGAAGTTCGATGACAATACAATCATAGAATACTTTGTGTCTCTATTTGTAAACGACAAAAGTACTTGGATAGGAAACATCCTAGACAGGGGTAACGAAGAAGTTTACAAATCCTGGAAAAAGAAGACACAAAGTATTTCTTATTTGTTTGAAGAAGATATAGACAAACTGATTAACAAGTATGAGAAACTAGACTCTTGGTTTTCTATTAAAAGTACTCATCCTCCAATCATAAAGGAATACTTATCTGGGAACATTCATTTGGAGACTGTAGTAATTCTTAACAAACTCTTAAACTTTGTGCCAGACCTTGACAAGCGCATCGCCGATCCTGTAATATGGCCAGAGTTGAAGAGGAAGATACTTAAGTATTCTCCTTTTCTTCAGATAGACAAATCTAAATATAAAGGAATAGTCCTACGAAAGGTTTGAATCATGAGTTTTTTTCAATCCGAAATTGTTAGGAATGAAGTTTTGGAAATGAAACAAATTCATGAGATTCTTAGTGTTTATGCAAACCAGTACCAGTCTCTTGATTCTGATGAAAGGATCGAACTTCTAAACCGAATACTCAACTTAATTGAAAAACAAAGAATTTTTTACTTCAGACTCACTCTATCAGACAGTGATGATGCCAAAGAAATTCTAGGGAGAATACAGAACAAAATGATTGAGAACGGATGGTTAGAATCTGTTCCTGCTCTCCTAGATCTCTTGGAAAAAAAAGTCAATGACCATCTCCAGAAAGAGATGACTTGACACATTTCAAACTCACCTATATAATAGGTTGGTATGAACTTTGTGGATAAGGTCAATACGTTTAATACATTCAATACGAGGAATACAAATGTCTTTTGCAAATCTCAAGAAAAATTCTCGCACCGCTTTCGAGAACCTAACCAAGGAACTAAACAAAACTCAGTATGAGTCTTCAGACGACAATCTCTGGAAACCTCAACTGGATAAGTCTGGTAACGGTTATGCGGTAATTCGTTTTCTTCCTGGTCTAGATGGTAAGAATCCATATGCACAGATCTGGAGTCATGCTTTCCAAGGTCCAGGTGGTTGGTACATTGAGAACTCCCTGACTACTCTGAATCAAAAAGATCCAGTCGGTGAACTCAATCGTCAACTGTGGAACAGTGGTAGTGACGCTGACAAAGAGATTGCACGTAAACAGAAACGTAAACTGTCTTACTATGCAAACATCTATGTTGTAAGTGATCCTGCTAATCCTGATAACGAAGGTAAAGTTTTTCTTTACAAGTTCGGTAAAAAGATCTGGGACAAGATTGTAGAGTCCATGCAACCTGCATTTGCAGATGAAACTCCAATCAACCCATTTGATTTTTGGGAAGGTGCAGATTTCAAACTCAAGATCCGTAAGGTAGATGGTTATTGGAACTATGACAAGTCTGAGTTTGCAAGTGCTTCTGCTTTTCTAGATGGTGATGATTCCAAACTAGAAAAAGTTTACAATCAGATCAACAATCTAGAAGAACTTGTTTCACCTAACAACTTCAAAACCTACGAACAACTTCAAGAACGTCTCAACAATGTTCTTGGTACAAAGAAAGTAACCTCACGTAGGATCGATCAAGAAACTGATGAAGGAGAAATGGAGTTCGTGGGTAACACAACTGAGTTTACTCCACCAAGTACTTCTATGTCATTCACTCAACTAACTTCTACTGAGTCAACTCAAGAAGAGGAAGAGGATGATACTCTCAGTTACTTCGCTCGACTCGCTGAGGAAGACTGATACTATAAAGGGGGTCTTACGACCCCCTTTTTTATACATCTACGATTCTTCTTTCCTGATCATCCATACCATAGTTGGTATCATATTTAATCAGTGTTTCGAATTGATTGATGATATTGTTGATTTGATTTGGTCTTGGAATATATACAACTCTCTTTCTTTCATTGAGTCTTTCTTCGTGTTCGAAGTTAGTTACTTCTACAACAACCTCACTACTAGGAAGAAAAGTAGTAACACCATTCTCAGTATATTCAAAGGTGAAGTTTGAATTCACAATAATACCAGACTCTAACATCACTTGTCCATAACTGTTTCTAACTTCTACTGTTTCGTGATAACGTGTTGCATAGATGTTATCACCATACTTTTCATAGATAGAATCATTCAGTTCTTGAGTGGACATTGGCCACTCATTCTTAACATCAATAATATTGTTGACGAGAAGAATCACCCAATAATATTCTACAGTATTATAGAACCTAAGAGAAACTAATTCTGGAGTTTCTCCATCTTGTACTGTGTAAGATGTAGTGTATGTAAGAAGACTGTTTAAGTCATCTTTAGTTCTTACTCTTCTAAAGAAGTTTTTAACTGGTTTATACTTTGATGGATTTAAAAAATCTCTGTAAAGTATTTCTGGTAGTTCTTTAAAGTACATTAGTATCTTTCCTTTTCTACTTCAGTACGTGTAATAATTTCTACTTCTTGGAATTCAATTGATAGATCGTATGCAACTGGTGCTGGTTGACTTGCATCTACGAGGTGAGTAGACCAGACATTATCTGGTGTAAAGTTGACAGTAATGTTTTTAATGACGCAGACTTTTAATAGTGGAATATATTTCATTTCATTTCCACCACTAAAGAATCTGATGTTCCATACACTAGGTACAGTTAACCATCTATCACTAAGATTATCTCCTGGTGATGCTTGACCATTTGGAGTAAGTTCTGCTGAATAATCTGGTAGAGAATTATATCTAAATGCTCTGATCAACTCATCAATTTGAGTTTGTTCTTCTTTATTTCTTGGAACTAGTCTCCAATTGAATGAGAATGATCTTGGTTCAATTCCTTTGAAGATCTGTTCTGTATATGGGTTTTGAATCTTACCACCAATACCCTGTGTGATTGCTTCTGCAGAACCAAAGAGACCAGTTCCTGAGATTGCTTTTAATGCAATTTCGGATTGTAGTCCTTGTGCCATTTTCTGTAGGTTTGTTGCAACCTGATCTGAACCACTCTCAAGACTCTTTACAACTGCACCTAGTTGTGTTCCCATGATTCCAATAGGTTCTGTACTCCAGTTAGGCCCATCGGAAAATTGAATGGTGTTTGGAACTGGTAGACGAATTCTATCTAGAGGTGTTCCACGAATAAATCTTTGGTTTGCGGTAGGTCTTCCTGCATAATCTGCAGTTACAGCAGTAGTTGCACTATTTGAACTAGTGCTAGTATTTGCAGTATTTCCAGTTGAAGGTCCAGATTGTGTGGTGGGTGCAGTACCTGTTGTTGGTGTTGCGTTTGTAGAAGATCCTGAAATACTGATTCCTGCAGTTGTATAATAGTCTGCATAAGAAACATATTTATAGGCCAAAAATTCCATGTGATCTGGATAAATGGTTGTCAGTTGTCTTGGCCATTGTTTCAATGAAACTCCATTAGTTTGTGGAAGTACTCTTTCTGGAGGTTGATATACTTTTGAAGCTAATGGAGTTAATCCAGAATTACCTCCAGACTGATTACCAGATTGATTTGTTGGAGTTGCTGTCATTTGAATAAATAGTTCCTAGACGAACTTTACTTTTATGAATACCTATAAAGGTAGATATAAACCTAAAAACCCATCGAAATACAAGGGTGATTATACAAATATTATTTACAGATCATCTTGGGAATTGAAGTTTATGAAATACTGTGATACTCGTTCTAAAATAATTGAATGGGGATCTGAAGAAATTGTGGTTCCCTATAGATCACCTTTGGATGGTAGAGTTCACAGATACTTCGTTGATTTTTACATCAAAGTTTTAGATGATAACGGCAGTATCAATAAGTATTTAGTAGAAGTAAAACCAAAAAAACAAGTGCATCCTCCTGTAAAGAAGTCCAAGGTCACACAAAAATACTTATATGAAGTTTCTGAATATGTAAAGAACCAAGCTAAATGGGATGCAGCAAAAGAGTTCTGTAAAGACCGTCAGATGGAATTTTTAATTCTAACAGAAGATCATTTAGGAATTAAGTAATGAGCGTTATTCCTGATAAAAGTCCCATAAGACCAAATATATTTGAAGAGATCAGAAAGATATCTGAGGGAAAACCACAAAGTTATTCCTGGTATCGTGAACAGATTCAACAATATGCACAAAAGAGAACAGTCATTGAGAGTATACATTCTCTTCAAGACTTGATGGTTCCAAATACTGGTGGTATGTACTTCTTCGAATATAGTCCTCTATATGCGGAGAGGTTAAACATCTATGATACATTTCCTTTGGTATATGTCTTACGACTTTCTGGTGAAGGTTTTTACGGTGCTAACTTGCATTATCTTTCCACTAGAGGAAGGATGGATGTATTGATCTCTCTCGAAAGAGGGAAGATACGACTACCTAAAAAGACACTGAGATCTTATAGATTTGATAGGTTAGAAACCCCATTAATGGAAATAAATAATGAGGATTGGAAAACTTCAATATTCTTACCAGTAGAACAATTCCATAGGAAATAATAAATGGCCTTAGCACAAGGAAAATTTAGTAGAGAAACTTTAAGGACAGCCCAACAAGTTAAAGATTTCAACTCTTTACTCAAAAGGTATGGAGTAGGTCTTAGCAATTTTTATGGAATTGGTATTTTTCCTCCATCAACAAATGGACAATTACAATCTTACATTGGTGAAGTTGGAGGAAATGATTGGATAGAAAGAGCATCTTATTACTGCGACGAAGTTAATATTCCTGGTTTGCAAATTGCAACGGGTGAGTATAGAATTAATGGTTCACCAACTTTTAAATATGCACATAGTAATATCTACAGTGAAGTAAGTGTTTCATTTATTATGGATGGTGCATCAAAACAAAAGAGTATCTTTGATGCATGGTTGAACTTCATTTATGGTATGTCAACCTCAGACTCTGGAATTTCTGGAACTAATATTTCAGGATTTAAAAATGCTGGTAATCAGATAGG